GAAAAATGGTCAACTTATGGGTTCCCCCATAAGTTTTCCCTTTCTATGTGCTATCAACCTTATAGGATATTGGACATCTCTCAATAGTTACCTCGGTCGTTTTGTCCCTCGTAAATACTTACCCGTCCTCATCAATGGAGATGATATCTTATTTCGCTCGAATATTCAGCATTATAAGATATGGATGGAATGTATCAAAACTATCGGCTTTACCCTCTCTATGGGTAAGAATTATTGTCATGATTTTTATTTGACGATTAACTCCATGCTTTTTAAGCATAAGCCTGAAGATGATAGTTTTGAGGAACTACCGTATTTCAATGTCGGATTACTCATTGCTCAGTCCAAGGGACGTTTAGCAGATCCTAGTAGGAAGTTACCCCTTCTAGATCTATATGAGTCATCCGTAGGCCAGGCCTTGAATAGACTTCGGGCTCATCGTAGATTTGTACATTATAACCTAGTACAGATCAAAAAGATGACCGATGATGGCAAGTATAACCTTTTCCTCCCTCTACATTTAGGAGGTCTAGGTTTCCCTGCATATCCTGAAGTCCGTTCTGACATCAAAATCACAAAATTTCAGCGGAGATTTGCTGGCTTTCTTTCTTTAAAAGTCAACGAGAGTCTAGCTCTCGGAGTTTATCCAAAGAAATATTTTGCCGCTTTACTCACAGATTCCATCTCGAAAGAGATGATTATCCGCCGTGCTGGCGTTAAGGAGTTTAAGCTGAGCTTACCTGGTCCCGAGGAAGGATGGGAGGAATACGTTCCCCCTTCTGGGATTCAACTAGGTCCGTTCTCAAGCGCGCAAAATGTATCTAACCCCGAAGCGAAGTATAGACACCCTTCACGATCTCTGCTGAAGGAATTTAATCACTATCAAGCTCAATTGTCTGTTGGTCCTCTGACCAAAGAGTTGAATAAGTTCTCTGAACTGACAAGAGCTATGAGTGATGAACAATTGCTGGAGTGTCAAGCAACCATCCTGAAGTATCGTGTCCCATCAGATACTTCACCCCCTATTCTACGGAGACTTTAAGTCTCCTGGGGTCCTTATATTTAATACCCAAAATCACTGACTTGTGTACTAAGGTTTGTGTAACCGGAATGTCTACAGACTACACGGGATACCTTCTTTATGAAGGTTTATAAGGATGGATAGTCGACATGTCGTTGTGTGTCTCCCTAACAAAACGACAAAACTCTCTCAACATAATGCTAACAAGATACAACAGGAACAGAGGCGGTCTAGCCCGCTATGTAGCGCCTACACTAGGTGCCGCAGCTGGCTATATTGCTCCTTCACTATCACGTGCCCCACAACAATTGGGGAAACTTGCACGCGGCTTTGTAGATGGTTATCAGGCTGGTGCCCAGGATTCTAAAAAATCCTCGCGCCAGGCTCCATTGATAATGGACATACCTCGAAATTCTGAGGTTTATGCACCTGTAGCCATCTCAACCCGTCAAGTCTCTAGGCGAGCTCGAATCTCCACTGGAAGAGGTAGAAAACCCACTGTCATAACTCATCGTGAGTTAATTGACAGTTCTATAACGGGTTCTACCACCTTCGGTGTGTATAAAAGATTCGCACTTAACCCTGGTTTAGCTGCCACGTTTCCGTGGCTATCAACCCAGGCGGCTCAGTATGAGGAATATAGATTCCGCTCACTAAGCTTCAGTTATGTGCCTATAGCTCCAACCTCGACACAGGGTGATATTCACCTTGCTGTTGATTATGATCCGGTAAATACTGCTCCCTCCACTGAGGTGCAGATGCTCGATCATCCCAACAGTACCAGTGATTCTGTATGGAGAAACACCGCAATGAAGCTTGATATTTCAAGCATGCATAGCACAGGTTCACGCAAGTTCGTTAGAACTGCATTAGTACCGTCGGATCTTAAAACTTTCGACTGTGGTAATTTCATTGTTGCTACCAACAATGAAACATCTACCGCTGTCATAGGAAAGCTCTTCGTCGACTATACTGTGGAACTCTATGCTCCTTTCATTGGGCCTCAACCTGGATCTACATCCACAACGGTATCAATGTTTACAAGTTCTGGTGTAGACCAGACATATACAACAACTGTATCCGCTAACCAAGCGTTCGCCACTACTGCCTTCAATCCACTTGGGATTGATAAGAATGGTGGTGGAACTGTTTTCACCCTACCTAACGGTACATGGAGGATTACTTACTGCTTTCAAGCTCATGATACAGCTGCAGAGACCTTATCGGTCATTTCGCAAATAACGCAAAATGGTGCGGC